CTGTCGCAAGAGAGCTTTACGATGTCTACACTGTGACTGATATGACATCTGAGCACTCTCAGATCGATGGTCCAGGATTCGCTAAAAGAAAGACGCAAGGAGATAGATATACTATCGGTTCTCCAAAACAAGGTTACTCTATTACTCTTTCTCAATTGAGAATTGGTTTGATGGAAGAAGTAACTTGGGAGATGCGAAAATACGATAAGTATCGAGAAATCGAAAAGAAGATGAGAATGCTTGGAGAATCTACAGCTCAGAGAATGGAGCTAGACCTCACTCATCAATTCACTTTTGGTTTAGCTGGTGCAACTAGTTATACTAATATCGATGGTGAAACTGTTTACACAACAAGTGGAGACGGTAAAGCTATATTTGCAACTGATCATACAATTACAGGAGGTGCTGGTACTTTCTCTAACTTGATCACTGCTACTTTTTCACGGGCTGGTTTAGAGGCTGCTGAATTACTTTTCACTAAGATGTTTAATCATAATGGTGTTAAGGTAGTTGTTAAGCCTAATCTTATCATCACTGGTGATGATCCTGCTACTGTGAATGCTGTAAAAGAGTTTTTGAAATCTCAAAATGCTCCTGATACAGCTGAAAACGCTACTAACGTATATAAAGACAAATACAAGCACATTATCCTTCCTTACCTTGCAACAACTAATGTTGGTGCAAATGACTCAACTAAGGCAAATTACTGGATGATTGCTAACTCTAATCACACAGACGCTTTGTGTGAAGTTTCTGAGAATCCTACATTTACTGCTCCTAAAGTGGGTGGAAATGGAGAGGATTTCGAAACAGATGGTTGGAAGTTCAAGAGTTCTGCCTCTTACGACATAGGTGTTCTTGATCCAAAATGGATCGTTGGTTCTGATGCTTCTGCTTAATCTTTATTAACAGTCGCGTAAAAAGGGCTATGGAGGTTTAATACTAAGCTTCCATAGCTCAAGCTAATTAATAAAAAAATAAGATGACAAATTTTAAAAATGGTGTTTCCAGTATGGGAATCCCTGTAATAGGTGGAGACTTACCTGCTACAAAAGGAAAATATTTCTTCGTAGATTATACTGATGGAAATGACTCCAATAGTGGACATACTATTGATAAACCATTGAAGACAATTGCTCAGGCTTATTCTCTTGCGAGAACAAATAAGGATGATGTAATTGTATTAATGGGAAATGCTTCACATGTTTTAACAAGCATGTTATCTATTACGAAGAGTAGAGTTCATTTCATTGGAATGGATGGTTTAGGTGGAAGAGCGTATGGTCAAAATGCTAAGATTAGTCTTGGTATAACCACAGCTGCAACTGATATTGCTGCTGTTCAAAATTCCGGTGTTCGTAATTCTTTTACAAACATTAAGTTTATTAGCAATAACACTAAAGATGAAAGCCTATATTGCTTTATAGAATCTGGTGAATACACAGTATTAAATAACTGTGAGATTTACAAATCTACCGATCTTGACGTGACTGGAGCTAGTGAATTAGTAATGAATGGTGATTCTTTCCAAATGTTTGGTGGAACTATCGGATCATTAGCTAATGCACAAACAGGAACAGTTGTAAGGCCTGTTATTACATTTGGTAAACTTGCTACTGTCGGAACTAAGCAAGCTAGAGAAGTCTTATTTGAAGGTGTGAGAATATTGAAGAGCACTGCTCATACAACAGGAACATTTGTTACTGTAACTGCTGATGCTGATCTTCAAAGAAGTGCAGAATTTAAAAATTGTGCATTTATCAATGCTGCTAACTCAGCTGCAACTCCAGCCGTAGCCATTGCTACTGGAGCTTCATTAACTGTTGGACAAATTATTTGTTCAGGAGGTACTTATGAAGTTGGTTGTACTGCTCTTGCTACTGCAACTGGTGTATTCAGCTCATTGCCAACATATACTGCTGGTGGAGGATCTGCTGTACAAACTACTTAACAATTTAATAAAAAATAAGTTGGAGACAATGTTCTCCTTCTTAGCCTCGTTAGCTCAGTCGGAAGAGCGATTGCTTTGTAAGCAATATGTCGTGGGTTCGATTCCTACACGAGGCTCTGTAATAAGTAACAATAACAATATGGGACAAGCAAGTCAAAGAAGATTGAATGAGGTAAATCATTCAGCTAAAGTAGCAGAAGAAAGAAGAATTGCTAGAGAGAAATTAGAAGCTAAAGAAGTAATAAAAGAAGCTAAGAAAAAGACTTCTAAGAAGGTTTCTAAAAAGGCTTCCAAAAAAGTAGTTAAAAAATCTAAGAAATAAAATTATGGGGAAACCAAATTTTCAAAGATTAGCAGAGCTTGGACAATTGCCTGATTATGTTGAACCTGAATATAATGAAGCATTGGCTCAAATTGATGCTAAGAGAAAAGAAGAAAAAGAAGTTAAAAAAGCAGAGAAGGAAGAAATTATAGAAGAAGAAGCAGTAGAAGAAAAAGAAGAAAGTAAATCTGAAGAAGTTAAGAAAGAAGAAGGAGAAGTTGAAGAGAAGAATAAACCCAAAGAAGAAGCAAAGGAAGAAAGCAAAGAAAACGGAGAGTTCGTAGATGATCTCCTAGCTTAGATTCTTCCTAAGTCCTCTAAAATAATTAGGGGACTAATGTAATAATTTAATTTAAAAAACTATGTTGCGAACACCCAAAGTAATCAAGGCTCATGATGAAATCATTGCTGATGCTACATCTGATCCAATTGATGTAGGATTAGCTAAAACAATAACAATAGAGTTCACTGAAGGAGGAGTTGTATTAAATAGATCTGCAGTAATGACCATTACAGCTTCAGTTGATGGAGGAGTAACTTACGGTGCATTTAATATGCTCATTAGTAATGCTGCAAATACTAATAGTCAAAATTATACAAGAGTTGCGTCAATAACAAGAGCAGCGGCTGGAACTGATGTAATAGCAATGGATATGAAACATTATCACTTTACTCATATTAAAGTTGGTCTTGATGTAACCGACGGAGAAACACCAACAGGTAACTATACAGTTAATGTAAGCGTTAGATATTAAGAATAATTTAAATGAGAATAGCTCCAATTGTAAAAATTAAAGTTAAGGAGACTGGTCCTCAAGGAGATCAAGGTATCCAAGGTGACCAAGGTATTCAGGGAGATCAAGGAGATCAAGGAGACACTGGAGAAGGAGTTCCTGCAGGAGGAACAGCTGGACAAGTTCTAGAAAAGACAGATGGTGCTGATTATAATACTGAATGGAGTGATCCTGGAACAGCAAGCCCTTTAACAACAAAGGGAGATCTTTATGGATTTGATTCTGATAATGCAAGGATTCCTATAGGAGAAGACGGACAAGTTTTGAAGGCTGATTCTTCTGAGGGCTTAGGAGTGAAGTGGGAGACCGGAGCAGGAGGAGCAGACGTTTTTGTCTTTGATGAAGAGCCAACTGAAACTCCTGATGGCGTAGAAACTAATTTTTCTACTCTTTATATATTTAATAAAATTGAAGTATTTAAGAATGGTATTAAGCTCACAGAAACAGACGACTATACAATAGATGGAGATGATAATGGGATTACTTTTGTCACAGCTCCTTTGACTGATGCAGTTATAAGAGTATTTTATTTGAGAAGTGTTAATATGGTCGTTGGTGATTACGGAGCAATTGGAGCAGAAATACCTTCAGGATTGATTAATAGTTCAAATACAACTTACGACACAGCTAATGAATATATTGCAGGAACTATAAAGGTTTACCTGAATGGACAAAGACTTACTATAACAGAAGACTACGCAGAAACAGATTCAGATACTATTGAGATGGTTACTGCACCTGTAACAGGTGATATTTTAAGAGTTGATTATGATAGATTCCTTCCTAGTGCTGGAAATGCTTCATTGTTAGATGGTCAAACTAAAGAAGATATTGGAGTAGGATGGGTTGGAATAGATGATGCTTTTGCTTTTGCTAGCGATGACGCCCCTACTTATACAATAACAATTCCAAGCGGAGGTGCTTCAAAATACTCCCCAGGTATGAGAATAAAATTAACCCAACCTACTGATGGAGTTAAGTATTTTATTGTGACAAAAGTCGCTGATACAGTTTTAACAGTTTATGGCGGAACAGATTATGACTTAGACAATGAAGCAATTACTGCACCAGCTTATTCAGGAATTAAAGCACCTCTTGGATTTCCTTTAGACCCTGATAAGTGGACGGTGAAAATTGTTAATACAACAGAACTAGAACAACTAACTCCGACAGCTGATGTTTGGTATAATATTGGTTCAATATCTATTGATATCCCTATTGGAAGTTGGATTGTTGATTATCAAGCACAAGTTTACTTTAGAGAGTCGACTGGAGGAGGAATGGGTATTTTTGCAACTTTATCAACAGGAAGCAGTTCTGAAACTGATTCTGAATTTACTTCAATTTTTTATATTAAATTAGAAGGGCCATCGGGAACAACAGGGAGAGTTGTTCAATATAAAGTAAAAAATTTATCTTTATCAACTGCCGACACTTATTATTTTAATATTAAAACACCTCAATCAAGTACAAGTGTAATTGAATTAAGTGGAGATGATAGCCCGACAACAATCAGAGCAATTTGTGCTTATTTATAAAATAACATTATGACAACACAACTAAGAGCAGAACAAACAAAATTTGGAGGAGCATGGCAAGATTGGACACCTGCCCATACTAATATAACAGTTGGAAATGGAACTGTTGTAGCTAAATATATTCAAATAGGTAAAACAGTTCATTTTAGATATAAATTTATTTTAGGTAGTACAAGCTCAATAGGTTCTAGTTCGCTAATCACATTGCCAGTAGAAGCTAATTCAGATTATATTGCAGGAGCTTCAATTCTTGGTAATGCAGGTTTATTAGAATTAGGTGTTTCTCTTTTTGTTGGATTTGCTAGATTGCAATCTGCTACCCAATTTAGAATAGTAGTATCAAATAATGCTTCTAGCGTTGTTAATGTTAATCAATCAATGACAGCTACTACCCCTCACACTTGGGCAGAAGATGACGAAATACACTGCGAAGGAACTTACGAAGCAGCTTAAACTAATTTAAAAATATGGCAGAGACAAAAATAACAGAACAAGAATTATCAAGCACGCTTTTATCAGGATGGGTTCCAATTTCCAATTCTTGGGAGTATGCAGGAAATGATGCACCAACTTATGCAGTAACAGTTCCGTCAGGAGCTACTTCTTTATATTCACCTGGAATGAGAGTTAAGTTGACTCAACCAACTGACGGAGTTAAATATTTCATAATTACAGCAGTATTTTCTTCTTCGATATACCTTTATGGAGGAACTGATTATGATTTAGATGATGAAGCAATTACAGATATTTATTATTCAACTCAAAAAGCACCTTTTGGATTTCCTTTAGACCCTGATAAGTGGACAGTTGAAATATCAAGGAACACAAATGATCCTGTAGCGGACACAACTTCAACAGATTGGCAAAATATAACTAGTATAAATATTCCGATTGGCTTGTGGTATACAATATTATCTGCCGCTTTATTTGTAGTTGATGATAATAGTGCTGATTTTATTCAGACTTTTATGACATTATCTAAAGCAAATAATTCAGAAGATGATTTGGATTTTTCAAGTACTTATCATATTAGAGCTACGCAGAGTTCTAGTTATGGGATAAGAGACTGTCACAATAGTTACAGAAGTAAAATATTGAATTTATCAACAAAAGATACTTATTATTTAAATTTAAAAACTGCTTTTAATCTTGGAGCTGGTGGAACTCTTCAATTAGAAGGAACTCAATCGAACACAATAATCAGAGCAATAAGTGCTTATTTATAAAAACAAGAAATGTTAATACATAAAGAAAAGTTAACTGTAACAACTTCAAGTGGAGATGCTTCAATAAATACTAGACATATAAGAGGGATGTGTTATCAGATATTAATCACTCCTGTAACTCCAACAGTTACTTTCAATTATGCAATAGAAGATTCAGATGGAATAGAGGTTTTTTACAGAACGTCAGAAGTGGGTGAATATGCTGAATTAACTGACTTACCATTAAGAGGAATTTATACAATAAAAGTCGACTCTGCTACGGAAGATGAACTTTTCAAGATTCAATTATTAATTAGAGAATAATGAGAAAAATTATACACTCAATAAAGTTGTTTTTTTCTAGAATAAAATGGTATTTCAATACTATTAATTATGCTAGAACTCACGCTAAAGAAGTTGACAATTATGAATTTCTAATGAAGGCTAAAAGAGTATTACATCAAAAATATTTAGAAATTGAAAGAAGAGAAATGGATGATGATAAGCTTGTCAAGATAGGAGGACAGCTGGAATTAATCGATAAGATATTGAATTATGTTAAGCGATAAGAAGGGTAAAAAAAGACCATTAGTTGATGGGCTAGCAACAGAAGAAACACTGCAAAAGTTAGTAGGATTTGAGATAGGGGAATATGACTACATAGCTTTGACTTATGTCGCAGCAGGAGACGGAGCAGGAGAGATTGAGACAGTTACTTACAAAACGGGTGGTGCAGGAGGAACTTCGGTAGCTACTTTGACTCTCGCTTATAATGCTTCCAACGTGATAACTTCAATAACCAAAACTTAATGTCTTTTACTTTCAACCCTTTTACAGCTAATTTAGACGCTGTAAGCAAAGAAAACATCCTAAACGGAACTGCCCAAGGACAGATAGCTTTTTGGGACGCTACTTCAGGTAAATGGACATACACAGAAACCTCTGAATTGTTTTGGGATGATACTAATAAGAGATTAGGTATAGGAACAACTAGCCCAAACAGAGAATTAGAAGTCAAACAAGGAACTGATACATCAGCAAGCGGAATAAGATTAACAGATACTACGACAAATACTTTTGATATGTATATCGCTGGCGGTGGAAATGTTAGATTTGAGCCAAGAGGCGGAGCTGGAACGGTGGTTGTAAATGGAGCTATGTCATTTCTAGATGACAAGGCATTTAATTTTGGAAATTCAAACGATTATTTATTCAGATATAATTCAGCAGGTACTAAATTTCAATTCAATTCAGGCACAGAAGGAGAAATATTTATTGTCCAAGATGGGACTAATGATGTTAATTTTATAAGTGATATTTATGTTGATGGCAACGTAGGTATAGGAACAGATAGTCCTGAAGGATTATTACATATTAACGATGGAGTGTCTTATGGGTTTCGTAATGGTATAGTTTTCGGGGATGGAGATACTGGTATTTATGAAAGTAGTGATGATGTTTTGAGATTTGATTTTGGAGGTACTACACAGATGCAGTTATATTCTGGGTATTTCAGAAAACCAGTAAAGGATTATTGGGCAATAAGAAACGACCAAGTTGGGTCTAATATTATACCCTCTTATACTTGGTATCAAGACGAAGACACAGGAATAGGACATACTGACCCAAATATATTACATTTAATAACAAACGGAACAACTGGATTGACTGTTGACGCTTCTCAAAACGTAGGTATAGGAACAGATAGTCCAACAGCAAAACTTCATATCGGAGCAGGCACAGCAAGCAAAGCTCCTTTGAAAATGACATCAGGAGTCTTAAAAACCACACCTGAAAGTGGAACAATAGAATATTTAAGTGATTATTTTTATATTCGTGGTGGTGACGGATTTAAAGTTGGTGATTCTTCAAATTACACAGAAATTAAAGATGACGGAGAAATTAATTTGCATGGAACAGCAAGGGTTAAGAAAGATTTATGGATAGACTCAAACGGGATTAAAGCTCCTGGAAGTAAACCTGCTACATTCGTTGAAGATGGATTAACAGGTTGTTGGGAGTTTGCAGACGCAATAGAGGCAAATCAAGAACAAGTGTCAGGAACTATTAAAATTCCTTCTGATATGGATAGAACAGTTATACCAACATTTAATATAGGATGGCATGCAGACACAGTTTCTCCTGGAAATGCCAAGTGGCAATTTGAATATTTATGGGCTGGTGTCAATGAAGATGTTAGAGCAGCCGCCCAAGAAACTCTAACAGTTATAACAACAGCGTCAGCAACAGCAGGAGGATTGATTGTCACAGAAGTCACAGGCATAGATTTGCCAAGTGCAACAGACAAAGCAATGTTTTGGAGAATAACAAGATTATCAGCAGATGCTCAAGATACAATAAGTGAGGCAATTCATATGAGAGGAGAGTTCTTTCGGTACACCGCTAATTCTTTGGGTGAATCAATTTAATAATTAATAATAAAATAAAATGAGTGCAACGTACACATTAGAAAGCGAGAACGCTGACGAAAACGTAAGAATTAAAAAAGTAGAAACAAAGGATGTCGAAACTTTTGTTTCAGTAAGAGAATTAAAACAAAGACACGAAAATCTTTTAAATGATATTGAAAGATACAAAGTAGAAGCTGATTTAATTGTAGACCAAATCCAAGAGATAAATGACGACGAAAGTATCGATTTAACGATTAAAGAAATTCCTAAGAAGTTAGTAGTATTAATTAAATAATTCATATACATGCAAAAGCTAAAGTATGAACTAGACGCTGAAGTAGTAAACTACCTCCTTCAGGTACTAGACAATGCTCAAACAAGAGGAGTGCAACAAGCACAAACTCTTTTGAAAGTAGTAGAGTTATTAAAAACACCAGCTAACCAAGAAGAGCTGGAAAAAGAACAGTTTGAAGAGTTGAGAAACAAGTTTGAAAAGCCGAAAAAATAGTTTTTACACAGAGGGCTTTGAAAAGCCTTCTAATGTAATAATTAATCAATAAAAATGGAAGACTGGAGAGGATGGATAGAATTAATAGTTTCAGTAGGTACTTTATTAGGTATGGTTATTTTTGCTTATAAAATTTTTAAAGACCCAGACGACGAAGCTAAAAACAGGATTAATTTAATAGAACAGGGTTGTAAAAACAGAATAAAGTCATGTGATAAGATTTTTGATAGTATTAGTACAGACCTACATGATGTGAAAGAGAACCATTTAAGACATATTGAGTCTGATATAAGTGATTTGAAAGCTGATGTTAAATCAATATTAGCAGTATTAAAAGACAGAAAGTAGCACCTTAAAAAAGGAGAAAGATATGAAAAGTATTGCACAAGATGTTTTATTTTTCGCAATCACTGCATTAAGTTTAACGACATTTAAAATAGTGAAAGGAGTAAAATCTTTTTTAAAACCTAGACCAAAAGTTTACGTTTGTGTTAGATGCCAAGAGCAAATTTTAAGAGGCACTGAGATATTCGTAAATAAAGAAATATTTTGTTTAAATTGTTTTCTAATGAAGGGAGGTGTTTAAAGAAAGAAGGAAACTCAGATACGGGCAGTGCCCTAAGTGCAAAGAAGCCAGATTGTTAACTAAACACTATATATTTCCAAAGAGATATTTTGGGAAAGGAGCTAAGAATAATCATATAGCTTTACTATGCAGGGAATGTCATGATGAGTTAGAAAAAAGAATTCCCTTCAGTAAGATGCCTAAGTTATTTTACAATCAAATTTTAAATGAGTTTTTAAGGGAGGAAATCAATGCGTAAACCTTGCTGTGAACGATGTGGAAATGTAAATCAAGTAATATACACTGCAACTGAAACAAGTCCTGGTGTTTGGGAGTTATTGTGCTGGAAATGCAGGAATGCCTTAACTAGAACAAAGGAGGCCACAAGTGAACTTACTAGATCAGAAGGAATCAGACCGAGCCAAGTTTCTAAGAATGGTAGTACTACTAGCTAATAAATATGATATTGTCGTTCAAGTGGACTGGGATACTGGATTACTAGACTTTCAAGGAGATATTGGACATGGTGCGTGGCGTACATTAATTGGAGAACTTGAAACACTTTCAGTAGATTGGAATAGGAGTAAAAATGAAACGAGGATATAAATGTTGTCCTAGTTGCTCAACTCCAATGCTAGAACATGTTGATGAAAGACTAGATGATTATTGGAGATGTCCGACATGCTTTACTAAAATTCGTATCTTCCACAAGAGGATAGAAGCCTCTGAACCAGAGGATTATCCGACAGGACATGCGTAGATTTATCAAATCTTGCATAGTTTTGGCAGAAGATACCCTTCTGCCTTCTATAAAGCCTGGGAGTAATTCCCCTTTCACTTCCAGGCTTTATAGAGGGATAATAATTAATAAACAATATATGGACACATATAAAGTTGAAACGCCTAACGAGTATTATACTGTAGAAGCTGAAAACAGTAATAAGGCTAGAAAGAAGATATTAGAAAAAGAAGGGATAACCTTTTCAAAGATTGAATTAGAAGATGTTGGCGACACGACTGGAGATTGGATTTTCTTAGAACAAGATGATCCTAAATGGAAAGATACTCCAATTGGAGACAGCGATACTGATGTTGGCACAGATGGTTGTCTAATCACTGATCTTTCAATGCTTTCTTATTGGTTCGGAGAATATTTCACCCCGAGAGAAATTGCACAAAAAGCCAAATTTACATCGAAAGGCTGGTATATTTGGAGGAACGGTGATTCTTTCTTGCCATTTGACTTCGTCTATAGATATTACAGAAGAGATATCACTAAGATTAAGCAAATTCTTTTCTCTAAAGACAATGCCTGTATCGTTAGAGTGTCTCATGGAAGAGCTTATCATTGGCTTGCAGTCATCGGATATGATCAGAAGACTGGAAGATTGTTAGGAGCAGATCCTCTTGACGGAGCAAGTTCTCATATAGAAATAGAATACGGAAGGATTAATGGTTTCGCAGAAGTAACTCGTAAATAATAATTAAATATAACATTATGGGAAAAGTAGTTGAAGCATTAAAGTTTCTAAATGGTTATAAGGCGTATATTGTCGGTACGTTGATGATTGTTTTAGGATTGCTCCAGTCGGATAATCAACTCATCTTAGAAGGCCTAGGACTTGTGACTCTAAGAAAGGGTATCTCAGGATATAAAAAATAATTAAACTATTTGAGAGTAATTCTTTTAATAGTGGTTGTGGTTTTATCCTTATTAATGTTTGCGCCTATTGCACTTGGAATACATGCAATACACGCAGAGAAATTTAACGAAACACACAGCAAGATAATTCACGGAGAAAAGAAGATCTTAATAGAAAAAAGGTATAAAGGAAGATGAAGTCATTGGGAGGAGTAATTGTACTCCTCCTAAAGAAGATAACTATGATAATAATTAATTTTAAATATTATGTCGCTCAAGCCAGTAATAGTAGATGTATCGGATTTATGGATAAATACTGATAAATCACTACTAAAAGAAACAGCCGATGTAGGAGATGGCTCTATAGCCGTCTACAATATAGCTGATTTTGCAATAAATAAGATAATTCAAATTGGAGAATTTGGAGAAGAAGGAACTGAGATAATAAAGACTCATGCTTCAACAGCACCCCTTGTAAATGATGTAACTTTAGCATCAAATCTATTGCAGGATCATGCTAAGGATACACCAGTTTATATCATTCCTTATGATCAAATAGAAATTTCACACGCCGACACTGAGACGGGAGCTAAGTCAGTATTAGTCTTAAAGAATATAAATCCTACTAATCCAGAGATTAGATATGAAGACACAGCGAATACAGCTGGTTATTACTTCACTAGATATAAAGAATCAATAGGATCTACCTTCTCTGCTTATTCTGATGCTATTCCATATGCAGGATATGCGATGAATACCGTTGGGTATTTAATACATGGAGTTATGACAGAAATGGGAAAGGATTATGGGGATAATCTTACTTATGGCACCTTAATAAGGAAAGTTAATGCTTGTTTGAACTTTGTTAGAGGAAAATTAAAGAGATGGAGTAATTATCAAGAATTTGATTACATCATTGATCAAATCAATAGAGGTGAGTATGGCTTTGATTTACCTGACACTTACTATGATAAAAACTCTAATAAATCTTGTTTATCAGTAAGAATTGGTAGTAATGAGGCCTTAACCTACAGAGATAAGCGTGAATTCATTGAGTTAATGGAGGATATTGACGTTACAACTGTGTCTACTCAAGGAGAAATTAGTGATACCAGCTTAATATTAACTAGCACTGCTGATTTATCTGATGAAGATGGAACAGTCGATGTTTTCATAGATAACACTAAGTATACATTGACTTATACAACGAATACTAAGTCAACCAACACTCTTAGTGGAATACCTGCTACTGGTGATGGTTCAATAGCAGTCGTCCTTCCAATAAACACTAATGTGTGGTATAATGAAAGTGAAGAAGTACCTAGTTATTTCTCTATTTGGGGTGGGAAATTATACATTGGAGGTCTGATTGACACTACTAATGCAGGAAAGAACATTTACATGGATTTTTATACTGATATAGTCCAAGTAGACAGTGATACCGATATTTTAACTGGAGTTAGATATGATATGGTAGAATATTGGCTTAAATGGGAGATTAGAAACATATCTGAGAATGATTCAAAGAGAGATTATAATGATGGGGATTATGTAATGTTTATGACAATATTACAAGACGCCATCAGAAGAGAGAGCTCAGGTCAGAAATTCAAAAGAAAGATAAAGGTCTCAGGAATTTCTTATCATAGCGAAGATGAATTAGATTTTGAAAGAAGTTAATAAAAAAATATGCCAAAAACTTTAAATGGAATACAAAGTAGAGATTTTTCAAGAGCAACGATAAGAACTGTTCAGCCTGGCTTGGCTCCCGTAAATTCTTATATGCTTGGATTAAATCTTGATTCAGATGTTCTTATAGGAGCGTTAGTCTCAAGATTAGGTACAGAAAGACTAGGAGTTCAAATGGCTTCCGGCAAAGTATGTCTTGGTGCCTATCAACACTTTGAAGAATCAGGAACTGTTTTATTTGGAGTCTATTCAGATGGATCCAATAATGATATTTATCTTGCTAGCGCAGGAACGAAATCACTTGAAGACGATACCAAGGATCTTAAAACTAGATTTCTTACTTATCTAGGAGCCACTGTAAGAGTAAATAAAGTTGACGCATGTAAATCTTATACTGTATCAGGAGGATGGATTACAACTGCTGGTGCTTTTGATTTAGCTAATATGCCTCTGTTTAGCTCTGCTGTTGAATGGAAGGATAGAGTTTATGGAATTGGAGCAAAAAACAGTATTATTCAATACTCAAGTATCGCTGATCCTGATACTAAAACAATTTCATGGACTGCTACAGGTAGTACTGGCGCAGGTGAAATAGTAGTAGAACAAGAAGATAACGGAGGAGATCTCGTTGCTCTTGCTAAAGTTCCTGGGTACTTATTGATGTTTAAAAAAAGAACAATGAAGAGATGGAATGGTAGTTCTACTTTTCCTGAAGATCTTATTAATCAAGGTGTTTATTCACAGGAATGCGTTTGTCAGTCAAAGGAAATGGTGTTTATGATTAATACTAAGGGTATATGGGCTACTAATGGAGGTTATCCTGTAAGAATATCTAAACCTATCCAAGACTTCATAGAAAATATTCCTGGTGCTAATTGGGATAACGTCACCTGTTGGTCAGATGATGAACACGCTTATTTTTCTATAGGTGATATTTCTATAGATTCAGATGACTTTACTAATGTTGTTTTGAAATATAATCTTGCTAACGAAGGATGGGATGTTAGATCTTATTACAATGACTTTAGAATGTTTTGTCAATATGTTGATTCAGATGGATTATCTCAAATAGCAGGAGGAGATATCGATGGTCAAATATTACAATTGAATTATGGTTTTACTGATTATGCTACAACTCCAAAAACAATTACTTATTCGTATGAATCAAATGACTTAGAGTTTATTGTAAGAGCTATTAGAAAGAATTTTAATTCCATCGTGATATTATCTAAAAACATCTCTACCGGAAAGGTATTAATTAGGAGTAATTCCTATGATCCTAGTGAATGGAAACCTTTTGGAAAAATAAACCAGCCAGTTTCTGAAATAGAAGATTTAAAACTTGAAGGTAATTGGTTTAATATAAAGGTTACAGGTACAACTGATTCAGGAAGAGTTACTTTATTTGGATGGGAAACAAAGATAGGAGCTATTACTATTTATGACAATGTTAACTAAATGATAAATTTATACACAGATTTAGGCTTTTCAAATAATCTCGAAAGAGGAGGATTATTTGATAATGTTCCTACTGCAATGCAATCGAATTTTCCTAATGGTATATCCCAGGAGGTAATTCAATCAGGAGAAGCTTCGTATAATGCTTCATTGGTTGATGGATATTTACAATCCAAAGATTATGTAGAAGGAGAGGCAGGATGGAGAATGACAGCAGAAGGCGTTCTCGAAGCTGAAAGTGGTTATTTTAGAGGAGATATTGGAGCTGCGACAGGAACATTTACTAAGACATTATATGTTGGAGATGAGAAAATTGAAATAGATGGAGAGGGGTCAACTTATGGTTTTAAGGTTTACGATAGTAGTGGAAATGTAATAATTTTTATGGGAGTAACTCCATGAGTGCTGAACTTAAAATACTCAAACCTGGATACACTGATATCACTAGTTCTGATATTTGGAAGTTTATTTTTCATTCTGATCATTCTACATTTAAAATCGCGACTAGCGGAAGTAGTAACTTCACAATAACAGCAGGAAGCAATAGTGGATATCACTCGGTTTCACATAACTTGGGATATGATCCAGTTTACTTTGCTAATATTTTAAAGGGAACTAGATCATATCAAGTTCCAGCTGATTTATATTCCGGGATAGGAGTACCTGCTCAAGGAGGAGGAACAACATATATAAGATTCTATACATATTTACCTAGTTTAAATACACTCAGAATAGGAGCCTACACAGCTGACGGAGCAAACGTGGCTAGCACTCAAACATTCACTGCATATTGGATAATAAATTTAGATGAATTTTAATGGCAGAATTAAGAATAGCAAAACCAGGGGGAGATGCGTTAATAGACGCTGAGAAAGACTTGGCTTTTACTAGTGATAGGAGTTGTATGATAGAATTTGCTAGCGGTACTGTTAATTTAGGAGCAGGAGGCAGTAATACAATCGCTCATAATCTTGGTTACAGACCGACTGTATATGCATTTATTAAAGGAAGAGATCTTGGTAATACTAAAGATGTTTGGTATCCCCATCAAGGAGGACAGAGAACAGCTCTAACTAATGTAGATATTTCTAATTTATATATAACAGGAGATGCTAATGCTGATGTTTACTATATCATCTTTAACAATCAACAAGAGGATGGGGTAGGGACAGGTAATAATAATATAAGCGGAAATATTAGAATAGCGAAAGATGGGTATGATGCATTGACTCAAACAGATGCAAGAAGAATGAGATTTTTTAGTGGTAAGAATGTTTTTAAAGTCGATGAAGATTTATCTGGAAGCACAACATTTGCAATTGACACATTAGATTTTACAGTAAAAGAAATAACTCATGGATTAGGATATATACCGATTTGCTTTGTTTTATGTTCTACTTCAGGACAAATGTTACCAGATTCAGCACTTACCTTTCCTACTCTTGATTATTATATAGATACTAATAAATTAACAATATATACTCAAGATTTTAGTGGAGGAGCAAGTTATAATTTGACATTTAAATATAAGATTTTAAGAGATAAAATAGCATAATAAACTAATTAAATAATATGGGAAGTAAAGCAAGAGGAGGTCTCAGTAAGCGTGAATGGGAGAGAGCGAATCCAGGACAGACGGCTCCTTCAGATTCAAAGTCATCATCTTCAATGTCTTCAAAGGATCAAAGAAAATTCAAAGAAGCCATGAAAGATAATGGGAGTTGGGATTCCTTTCAAAGACTATCACCTGAACAACAAGAATTTACTCAATACAATTGGAAAACAATTAGAAGCGATTCAAAAGAAAAAGCTAAGCTTCTTGAAGAATCATTAAAAGAAGCCACGAAACAAGCTGATCCTTACTGGCAGGGTTTTCTTAAAATAGCTCAAGATGAAATAGGAAGAAGTTTTGATGATGCTAAGAATACTTTTCAATATCAAAAAGATGAATTGGAAATTAAAATTCAAAACATAGCAGAAGATTTAGCTACTAATAAAGAATTTTACTCCTTAGAGCAACAATCCGATCTTGCTAAATTAAAGCAATCTTATGAACAGCAAGTAGGACAAGTGATAGAAGATGCTGCTAATAAAGGAGTAACATTTTCTACAAAGAGAACAGTACCACTTCAGCAATTAGAAGAATATAATAAAAATGTTGTTGAATCTACTCAGCGTCAATACGAGAAGCAGTTAGGCGATATAGAAACAGAAGCGGGCAGAGGCACAGGTAGAGCTGAGAGAGAAATAAAACAGAGAAGAGAAGATTTACAATCCAGCTTAACAGGTATTGGTAGATCTGCAGAAGAGAGATTAGGAACTGAAAATCTTCCTAAGTTAGAAGGGTACAAAGCCTTAGGAGATGTTAGTGGTCAATTCTATGAAGATAAAGTAGCTGACATAGAACAAAGAAAGCAAGGTATATTTGACGAGAAATCATTCTCTAGTTTAACTTTTTAATAAAAAAAAATGCCGAGACAAGGATTCCAGCCTCAATCTTCGGGGCAAATATCAGATAGTAAATTAACTCCATTAGGACGATCTTATTGGGGAGGAGATTCTGAAACGCCTACACCCACACCTACTGAAACGCCTGTACCTCAAACAAGAACAGGGTTGTCAGTTCTTCCTTCTGAAGGAAGAGGTGATGTTCCTAGACAAGGAAGTCTTACTGATTTCTCAAGTGCTATGAGGGCTGTTTCTAAGGATGCATATAAATATAGACAAGAAAAAGAGGGTAAGGTAACAGGAAAACAATTTGATCCATCAAGAGTTTCTGGTTCTATCTTTAAAACTATAATGCAGAACGTAGAAGGTGGAAGAGGAAAAGATATATCAAAGATTTACGGAGGAGCTGTCGAAGCTGCTAAATTTGATATTGAACAAAGAGAAGAAGAAAGACAAGCAAAAGTTGCACAAGAGAATAAAAAGTTTGATATCATTAAACAGAAAGCTGAGCTTGGTATAGATTCAGTTTATATTCCATCCGGTACATTAGCAGATAGAAATAACAATCCAGGAAATCTTAGATTTGTTGGTCAAGCTGGAGCTGTTATGGGAGAGAATGGATTTGCTAAATTTAATAATCCAGAAGATGGTTACCAAGCATTAATTAATCAAATTCAATTAGATCAATCTAGAGGCTTAACATTGAAAGAATTCGTATCTAAATATGCTCCTCCTACTGAGAATGATACTAATTTATATGTCGAACAGATGGCTGGATGGCTTGGAGTTGATGCTAACATGAATTTAGCCGATATAGATGTTTATAATTTAGCTGAGAATGTTGCTAAGAAAGAATCAGGGACTCAAATCGTTAGCGCAGCTACTACAGGTGATGATGTATCAGCTTTAGCTAGGAAATATAAGTCAGGAGAATTATCCGCAGCTCAAATTCCTGCAGCTCAACGAGGAGAAGTTATAGCAGCCGCTGAAGGATTAAGTCAACAAGTGTCCCCAGAACAAAAAGCAACTCTAATGCAAAATGTATCAATTGTTGATAAGCTTCTTGATCAAGATAAATACAAGGCTATCTCTGGTCTTGCGGGTGGACCATTTTCAATTCCATTTACGGCTGGTCGTCAAACTGCCAATGAGTTTAAACAATTGAAAGGTTTACTATCATTAGACAAGAGACAAATGATGAAGGGATCTGGTGCTATTTCCGACTTTGAAGCGAAGATGCTTGGTGAAGCTGCTACAAATATAAATAGACTGTCATCCGAAAAAGACTTCCTTAAAGAGCTTATAAGAATTAGAGGTGCATTTAATACCGCAGCAGGTAATGCAGCTTCTGTTCAAGTTTCTAAAGATGGTCAGACTAAGACTGGTATGCTAACTAAGGATGAAATCTCAGAGGCTGTATCTCAAGGATTTATTGTAGATTATATTTAATTAATATAAAAAAATATGTTTAATTTCGAAGAATTTGGTTCGGAAGAGGAAGCCGGAGTATCTGATATAAGTATTAAAAAAATAACACCTCAACAGAAACAGACTGGAGCCGGCTTTGATTTCGAGGCATTTGGTGATGACTCCGAAGTACAAGTTACTCCTGAAGAAAAAAAACCAGGCTTATTAAAAACAGTTGGTGGTGCCTTAATTGAGTCAGAGAAAGAGTTTGGCGAAGGTATTGCACAAGCAATTGCCGCTCCCTTTTATCAAAAACAGATTGAAGAGAATAATGCTAGGTTTATGAAAGCAGGAAAAAATATGATGGAATTAGCTCAGAAAACAGCTGATCCGGTAAAGAGAGAGACCTATATGAATACTGCTCAGGATTATTTCGACAAAGCAGGAAGCGGTATCCAGGATGTTATGGGTGAAATTAAAACTTCTAAGCAAGTGTTAGGATCAGCAGGAGGAGTATTATTAGATGTTTTATCGGCAGGAACTTACGGACAAGCTGCTAAGGCTGCTAAAACTGGTCAATTATTAAAACCTATCGCCAAGACAGCTCCTACTGTAGCTACTAAATTTGGTGCTAAGGGAGTTAAAGAAGCTGCTAAAAAGACAGCTGCTGGGGCCGCGCTTGGGTATGGTTATGACGTTACAACTGGTTTACAGCAAGGGGAAGAGGGATTAGAGATATTAAAACCTGGTTACGGGACTCTTTTTGGTGCTGCTATTCCAGCTGGTGCATTTACTGCTAAAGCTGCCACTAAGGGTGTTAAGAAGGGATTAGCAGGCATTGCTAAGCATACAGCGGATATTCCTGATGAACTCGTTGCTGATTATCTTCAAAACACTAAGAAGGTAGAGAGTTTAATTAAAAAGAAAGCTACTCCTGAACAAGCTCTAAGAACTGCACAAGGAGCAGTGAGAGATTTAAGAACTAAAATGACTCAAGAATGGGGAGAGGCTACAGCTGCTATTTCAGAGAAGTATAAAAATGTAACATCTCTAGCAGACAGTAGATTAAAACAACTTGAAAATATTGCTGATAAATTTGGAGATGATATATTGAATAAGGTTGATGCAGAGGGGAATATAACACAAATTAATCCAGTTGCAATGACAGTCGATGATTCATTGGCTCTTCTTAAAAATGTTAACAATCTGTATGGACAAAGAATTGTTAGAGAATCTGCTGAAGGGATCCCTGTAAGAAGCTTCAAGGATTTCTTTAAAGGCGAAGTAATTGAGTCATTTGGAGGTAAGAAGGGAGAAGTTGCCGACTTATATAGCAATTATTCAGCTAAAAAAGGGATATTAGACGCGGCTAATGACATTGTTAAAGCATATGATACAGGTAAGCCTATTAGACAGGCTACTGCTCTTGGTAGAATAAAGTCTATTTTTAGAGAGAATAAAGGAGCTTATATCAAGGCAATTAAAGACTTAGAACAAGAAATGGGAGTTGATATTACAAGTTACATAACAGCTGCAGAACTTAGTAAAGGTCTTACTCCTACTAAAGTCGTTACCGCAGGTGGAGCTGGTATCTTTTCTAAAAAAGGAATTATAGACAAGGTTTTTGAGGCTATCTTATTTCCTATTACCACTCCTAAATATGCTAGATATTTATTAAGAGGTGCTAAAGAAGCAGGAGAAACTGTTATAGATAAAGCTTCTAAGACTAAAAAACCTAGCCTTATTAATCAGGCATTTCCTCAGCCAGGTAAAGAATCCCCTGCAGAAGTTACTAAGACTATTATTGGTAAAGCAAAAAAGATCAAACCAGGTTTGACTATTGAAAATGTTGTAGAAAAGATTGACTCAGATGACATCTCTCTTATGACTGAATTTATTGATAATGTTAGATTGAAAAAAGGTGAAAATGTTAAGCTTGAAGTAGATGTAAGAAAAATGGCTGAAGCAATGGGTATTAATCCGGATCAAAGTAATGCCAAGATAGTTAATAAGTTTGAACAAATTCTTCAATCCAAAAGAGATTTAATAAAAAAAGGTAGCCCAGCTGTGGGTCAAACAGTAAAAAAAGAAATGTCCAAAGCCAGAGCAGAAGGTAAGAGTTTTGATGAATTTGTGAGGAAAAGCAAGAAGGTTTATCATGTTACAAATAAAAAAAATCTTAAAAGTATTGAAAAGGATGGTATTTTGCCCCAAGAAACTCAATCAGGTGATTATGGTGCGTTTGCATTTAAAGAACTTGATGATGCTGAAGACTTTATGATGGATGTTTTTGGAGATGATGATTCAATAAAAATAATAGAGATGCCTGTTTTTGATAGTGATTACAAGAAATTAAAAGCAGATCCGTGGAGAGATCGTCCTTCTGCTATTTTATCTGAAGAACCTATCAAATCCAAATCTCAACTTAAACAACTATGGGATAAAGAAACTAAAAAGAAAACCAAAACTCTTATATCAAAATAAGCAATTCTATTCTAGGATTATCTTTATCTATTCTTTTATGAACATGAGCATCTGATATTAATTTATCATCTTCCCAGATTATTCCAGATCCAGCATCCATCCAAAGCTTATTAAAATTATCCCAATCTCTTCTTCTTTTATCTTTAAAGTAATAGATTACATCAATTTTAAACTCCTCTACTAAGAGGGGTTTATTTTTCCATTGAGATTTCATTTCCCATTGGTATTCAATTTTTTTATCCTTCCCTTCTTTCGACATATACCCCATAATAAAATTTCCAGCTCTTCTGTATTTATAAATATTTGAAGTTGAAGGAGGAGTTCCTGTTAATATTATTTTTATCATTTAATCATTTCTTATGAAGAATAAAAAGATCATAGATCCAATGATGAAAGCTACTGTAAATTCAAAATACATAGTTTTGTTTTAATTTATTATCTTCTCTAATTTTCTAACAGTTTCCTCTTCAAATTCAACTGCATCATCTTCACTTAAAAAACGCGCGTCCATATTTGAAGACATTCTAGATAATAAAGCATGTATCATTTCATGCTTAGCTGTTTCTTTTAATTTGTCAGTTACTGATAAATCATCTTTTGAATAAAAATCCTCTGCAAGAAAAATAGATATTACATGTCCGACTTGCCTTACTTGGATTGTACAGAAAGAGTCTTCATTTGCTCCTCTTAAATGGTAATAAAATTTATATCCATTTAATTCAAGTCTCTTAATCCAATATTCACATTCTCTTTTAAATAATAAGAATTGTTTTTTAGTTACCTTCATTTATATTATAAGTTTTATTAAAAATTTCTTTCTTACAAGGATAAATCTCGCCTTCTACCCCCTTAATAATAATATCTCCTGGTTTCGCAGTCATAGAACCTTCTAATGTGAAAATTTTTGCAAAGAGGATCTCTCCACTGTAGTATTCAATCTTAATAGGGTGCTTATCTGTCTCCCATTCTTGTATTTCTTTAACATAAGCACTCTCAAGAGGAAAATACTCTATTGTGATTGGTTTTTTAGTTGCTTTCATTTTATTTAGATGATTGCTTAAACGAAAAATTCTTTTTAGTAAGATCAGGAGTGTAGTCACATCCATCTATCCTCTTAATTTTAGGGACAACGGTTTCCTTAAAAGCTTCTAACATAGCCTCCAAATTAAACGGAATATCACCAACATCCATACCTTTCGGAAAAAAGATGTATATATCATCATCTGGATTATTTGATTCTGATAAGTGTATCTTTCTATTCTTATATTTCATTTTTTTATTTTAATTAATTCTTCTTTGTAAAAATCTAAGTCTTCATAATTAGCGCAATCGTTAAAATTATAATCCTTCCCATCCTTTCTAAAGCCTACTCCATACCTATGATTACCGTAATAATCATCTTGATAAATAGCTACTTGCAATTTTCCTGTTTTTGGATTGATTGCTTTTTGAATAAATGTACTCATTTATTTAATTTAAATTTAACTGCCTCCCAAAGAGAGTCTACTGGCTCTAATTCTCTAAAAGGGGTGATCTCATCATCAATTTCTAATAAAACCTCATAGCTTGTAGATTTAAGCATGCTATCGAAATCAGCTCCTAGATATGCAAGCATTTGCCCTATAGTGATAAATTCCCAAGGAAATATAGAATGTTCCATTATTAAATCTTTAATTAAAAGTTGAACGTCATCATCATCAATTTCCACCCATTGTTCTTTAGTTATATGTTGTTTCATTTATTTTTATTACTAGTTATTCCCATGGCTTCTTCTTTTTAAAGAGAGAAATTAAATATCTTCCTTTGTCTCCAATATTATCTTTACCGAATCTATCAATTGTATAAGTAACTTTTCCAAGTAAATATTGCATATTATGTCTTGCGTGCTTGAATATTATTCCTTTATAAACTCCCTTGATATTAAAATCTTCTATTATTTTTAATGCCTCTAACTGCCAAGATTTCGTTTTAGTTCTCTCTTCTTCTTTTTTAGGTTTATATCTACCAGCGTCTATTTTTATAGAATGGAAATCTTGGTTCTTCTTGGATTTTATTTTCATATTTTTCTTTGTTAATATTTGTTTCCTCTAATTTTACGAATGCATTCTTTTTTACATCATATTTATAGACTTCTCCCTCCTCAGTTAAACCGTATAAAGCGTGAGAAAATTCTGGTTGAGTGCTATCGTATCCTTTTTTAATATAAGAATATATGCCTGTAGCAATTTGTTTAAACTTCATTTTTGTTTTAAATTAATCTTATAATCCCTCTCCCTGATATTGCCCTTCGTAATCTGCAGCTGAATCAGCTTCAAAAAATACCATCTGACAAATTCTTTCACCCTCTTCTATTATCAAAGCTTTTCCTGATAGATTATAAATAGTACAACCAACTTGTCCTTCGTAGCCAGGATCGTAAACACTTCCCCGAATTAAAACCCCTTTTCTATTAAAACTGGATCTCCCATATAGCATCGCGTAAATATCAGAGGGGAGTTTAATTATTTCATTTAATTCGACGTTTAAGCTCTCTCCTGTTCTAATTGCAGTTGTTTTGAAACTAGTTAAATCTATTCCTACTTGTTGCGTCTTGCTAAACTTGACTACTTTTAAGATTCCTCTATCTATTATTTCATGTGGGTTTATTTGAGACATAATTCTTTTTTTATTTTATTAGCATTAATACTAAGTAACCCTTTAGCCCTAGAAGAAGGATTTTCATCTATATTGATTTTTTCTTTAATTTTACCTCCTGGGACTCCAAAGTCTTTAGTCAGAGTTAATCCTTCTTTGGCGGCCATATAACACGTACTTGTATCATTGTATAAACAATACCCGCAATTCTCCTTTGCAAATAATATATCTTCATATGATTTCCCTAACCCTAATAAATGAACCGGTTTAATTTTTCCTAAATTAAGATTATTAATTTCTTTTAACATTTTAATTCTATCTTCAGTATAGTCTGGATCCGAGAATACGTCAAATGGATATTTTGCTATCATCTTTTTTGTCTTGGGAATATCCTTAGTGGACTCATATTTCATTGAATAACTTATTGCTAAATAAGATAATCCTATGACGGAAACTCTTGGATCTGCATTATACTTTTGAAATTCTTTTAAGTAATCCTCTAGATTATCCGCTTGAATAACAACAGCCGTTAAGAATTTAACTCCTTGCTTTTCTTTAACATACTCAAAGGTTTCGAAGCCTTTTTTTGTTTGCTCTGCATCAAATAGAGTATCAGGAGCAAATACATAAGCTGGTTTTAATCTTTTTGCTTTGATTATTAAATCATCGACTCCATCTGCAGTCCCTGTTTCGAATGCTCCGTTGTCCAGGACTATAGGTAGAGAGGCCTCTGTTATTGCTTCCTCATAATCATTTACTTCGTCTCTATTTAAGTAATTAGCTAGAGCCATAACGAACTCTCCTGAATTTTTCTCTATTAATTTCGTAGGCACGATATGCGATATTTTCATTTTTTTTGTTTTAGGATAATTCTTCAATTAAATCTCTCATGATTGCGATTGCTCTCATATTTTTATTTTCAGATGTGGTCTGCATTTTAGGTATTTCACTAATAAGACCTGTGTAAATGATATTTAAAAGCTTTACTCCATCTGGCTCATTAGATAATCTCATCAATTCCCCTGTTGTGTGACTATCTTTAATTAACTGGTAAGTCAAGTAGTTAATACCATCCACTAATTCTTCTATAGTTTCATCTGACATTTTTCTACCGTCTTTCAAGAAGGAGAACGCATGATACTTCTCTTGCCCATGAAGATGTTTTTTGAGTAACTCTTTTTCTAATTCCATTTATTTATTTTAATAGTTATCGTTGTATCCTTTTTGATTTCTTTTATCTTCTATCTCTTTTAGTTTTCGACCTTTTTCGCACTCACAATACTTTACATCCCCATCTTTAATTAAATACCCTTTGTTTCTACATTCTTTGCACATGTTTTTGTCTTAATTTTTATCTCTAAACATACTAACATAATCCAAGGGATCAGTCATTTTATTTAACTTAAATGCCTCTAATCTCTCGTGGCAAGATCCGCACCTACCACAAGCTTTTTTTCTCCTGGGATCATAACAAGTCCAAGTCTTTGAGTAATCAACCCCTAATTTAACTCCTCTTTTAATAATACCTTTTTTATTCATATTCCAATAAGGTGCTCTAATTACTATTTTATTAGAAGTCCCCTGCTTAATTGCCTCACTGATTGCATCGACAAATTCTTTTCTGCAATCCTCGTAAATCGTATGATCTCCTGCATGAGCTCCGTAATAAATAATTTTAGCATCATTTGTCTCTGCGAATCCTGCTGCAATTGATAAAAGAATACCATTTCTAAAAGGAACAACAGTCTTTTTCATATTAGATGACGCATAATGTCCTTGAGGAATAGCTTCACTGTCTTTTTTATTAAGAAGGGCTGAGTTAAAATTCTTAAAAACTTCTTTAACATTTACTACTTGATGTTTAACTCCCAACTTCTTACAGTTATATTCAGCCATGGGAATCTCTCTATTCATATGTTTAGATCCATACTTAAAACTAATAGCTGAAATGTTTTTCTTCCCATGTTTTTTAACTACGTCATAGAGAAGTGTTACACTGTCCATCCCGCCACTTACAATTATAATTGCTTTTTTCATAATTTTATTTTTTAGCTTCATTAATATCTTGAATGAACTCTGCCCTTAAAGCAGGCTCTGTTCTATATTTACCTCTGACTACAGTAGTAACTGTTACTGATCCCGGCGCTCTAACCCCTCTTATTTCCATGCAAGAATGACTGGCTCTAATATCAACAGCTACGTCCTCTGATAGGTTTTTCTCAAGGAAATCGGCTATTTGGCTTGCTAAATCCTCTTGTAATTGTAGTCTTTTCGCGTAAACTCGAGCTATACGAAGTAATTTTGAGATACCTATCACTTTACCGTGAGGTAGATAAGAGATGGAGATTTTGCCACGAAACAGAGCTAAATGATGGCTACAAAATGAATACAAGTCTACATTAGTAATAGAAACCTTTTCTTCAGAATCTGAAGGAAATAACTTTAAATGTCTCTTAGGGTCTTCATCATAACCATTGCAAACTATTTCCCAGTACTTAGCTACCCTAACAGGAGTTTCTTTTAGATTCTCATCTTCACTCCAGTGACCCATATCCATACCGTTGTATCCTATTGCTTCCAGTAATAATGCAGTAGCTTCAGCTGCTTTCTCTTTATCAAAGAACTTTGACTTGTGTGATTCTGACATTTGTTTTATTTTAATTATTAAACTTCTAACTCTTTTAATTTTGCTTCTTTCAACGCTTTTTGAGAATTATACTCGTCTTGTGTTTGTTCACTAAATTCAGCTGATTGTATTTTCTTTGACATCTCACCTACTACAAACTCTTGTGCTTTTTCGTAAGATACAATTTTAGACTGTAAATTCTTTTTATCCTCTTCTATGCTTTTTGCTATTCCATCCAAAGCTTCTTCAAAATACGCTTCAACTTCTTCAATCTTTGCAGGGAAAATAGAAATATCGTCTGTTCCATTAAATACTTTTAGTTTTGAATTAACCTCGTTGTAACTCTTTTCATACTGAACAACCTCTATAAAAGTATTCTCTCCGTCGTTGTAAAGTTCTGTAACAATGTTATAGGATATTCCGTCATTATAATTATCTGATTTAACAGATTTGAATACGTCACCCTTCGTTAAATTTACAAGCTTGATTACGTTCGCACTAGCTTGAATAATGCTTTGTGTCTTCATTTTTTTATTTTAATTATTAAACTTCTCTTTTATCTCCCCAAACATTTACATGTAATCTAGGACTGAAATTATAACCTTTCTCAATACAATAATCCCATACCTCTTGCTCTTTCTCTTTTTGTTTCTCTTCTGTTTCTCCTTCTGGCATAATCCAAACACGACCAGATGGAATTTTATAATCACTTACTATGCCTTCAATGAATTTTCTACTTTTTTTATCGGAATAAACAAACTTTAAAATATAACTAAGTCGATGCTTTTGAGTTAACAAAGTAGGCTCAGTAATTTTAGTCTTCGGAACTTGAAACCTTTGTTCTTTCGGAGAAATATTAAAACCGCTTATTAATTCTTTATGAAGAGTGTTTGCAATTATCGTACCATTCGTTTCAATTTCTACTGTATTAGGTGCAAATAGTTTCATTAAATGATTAATAGCATCTTGTTGTAATAAAGGCTCTCCTCCTGTTATTACCCATCTTTTATGAGTATTTAATAAGTTAATATCCTCTGCACTTAGATCTCTTTCTTCTTTATGATATTTAGAATCACAGAAGCTACAATTTAAACTACATCCACTCAACCTAACGAAAAGAACTGGTTCTCCTGCAGATTTTCCTTCTCCTTGAATCGAGTAAAATATCTCGTTAATTCTTATTTTCATTTGTTTTCTATTAATTCTTTATTTTCATAAATGTTTCCGATAATTTCAATAGAATTGGCTAATAATAATGAGAGACTATCATATCTTCGTTCGTGCTTGCTGTCTAGTTTTACTCTATATTCCCCTTCTCTAAAGACCACTTCTCCATTACAATCCCAATCTAATTGAACATCTACAATATCACATTCATAAATCTCTTTTCCGTTTTTGTCTCTGAGACCTGTGTATTGCATTACAATGTCTATCCATAGCCCTTCAATCTCATCTCCTTCTTCTGTTATATCCATAAATGCTTGTCCATTTTTATCCCAAGCAATCAAAGATGGTTTATAAATCATTAATTTTTTCTTTTTATCCCAAGCTCTAAATTTTATTTCTCTCATTTGTTTTATTTCTCACAAGTTATAGATGCTCCATCTGCTTCCCATACGACTATTTTTACTAACCAAATCTTACCCCCATTATCATTTAAATTTTTAATTTCTCGATAAAGAAATTTAGATATATTCTCTGCTGTAGGTTCAAAGTCTACTACTTCATTTAGATTTTTATGATCTAATTGATTGATTATTTCTTTTACTTTTTTAAAATCAATAACCATATTATTCTTTAATTCATCTGTTTTAATTTCTACTCTAATTTTCCAATTATGCCCATGTAGAAAATCATTACACTCTTTTGTATAGGCATTAGTCAATTGATGAGCAGCTGCAAAATGATGCTCTAGTTTTAATGTATACATATTTAAAATTTATTTTTAAAAGTTGGGAGGGAATTTCACCCTCCATAGATTATATTTTATATAATCCTCTTCGAATATTTTTCTCTTTCACACGCTCTAAGTAGAGATGTAATTCTTCTTCATCTTTGAATAAAACTTTCATCCAAACTTCTACGCAGTGATATAAATCTATTAATTCCTCTTTTTGATTATCCTCTGTAGGAGCCTCCTCAAACTCTTTCAGTTCTTCGTGGAATTTTGCAAAGCCTGGAAAAACAGTTTTAACATCAGGAAAAAAATACTTCATTAGACTACCTCCTTTTTATTAAAATGGAATGTCCTCTATCTTAATCTCTTCTTCTTTTTTCTCATCTTCTCTTGGCTCAGGAAGAGTATCTGTATTCTCATTGATTGTAGGAATCTCCTCATCTGCTCCCTCATTAATCATTTCATCTACTGATTCTTTAATATCTCTCTCTCCGATGTGGTCCATTAGGGGTTCCAATACGTCTTTAATTAAGAATCTTTTAACTCCTATGAAATATTCAGACCACTCATCATCTCCAAATTTCCTTGTATCTCCTACTGGATCAGGCATACCATGAGTGCTTTTCTTATCTTTATCATTCCAATAATAATTCTGTAATAAGTTCTCTCTCTCCGTTCCTCCTTGATAAATTGAAAGCCCTCGTCTGTTCTTTTTATTCTCATCTTCAAAATCAAAAGGTGCTACTGTGATTTCTTTATCGATATCTCCTGATTTCATTTTCTTAGCAAAGTCACCGAAATACTTACTTTTAGTACCCATTGACAAGGTAGCATCTTCAAATTCTATTTCTAAAACTTGACCAAATTTTCCTTCCTTTATTCTTAAATCTTCTACTGTTCCTGTCCATGACCCAAAGCTGAGCTCGAATTTAAACCCTGTTGTCTTATCAGGTAATTCATAATCTCTTCTCTCTGATTCAGGTGTTCCTTCTTTTACTTTTTGCTTGATTTGTCCTTCTACGATAGAGATAAATGGCTTACCGCTACCAATTTTGTTTCCTGGCATTTTTTTATTGTTTATTAATTAAGTTTACTTTTAAGTACGTTTATTAGTTCTTCCATTCTTGCTTCGTAGTATTCCTCAGCTTCGACCTTTTGTTCTGATTGTTCCCATAATTTATATAGAACCGCTCTTAGCCTAACTGATTGCTTTTTTGGCTTTTCAATTTTTTGGCCTGGCATTTTTTTAACTTATTTTTTAGTTGCCTTAACATTCTTTCTTTTTTTCTCTGCATCCATTGTTCTGTTTGAAACAAAGGTTGGCTTATTCTTCTTTCCACTTTTGAGAACATTTTTCTTGCCATCTTTTTTTTCTGCTTGTGACTCATCTTTTTTTTCTTCATTCTTTTTATTAATACTTAGCTTCAATTCCATTGGTAATTCGTATTGCTTTGGTTGTTGATTCTTATTAGCTGAATCCCAAAACTTTTGAGCTGGTAGAAATAATGATTCAAATTCATCTTGAATTTCAGTAAACTTCCACCTTCTTTTATTCTTTTTATATCCAACTTGTAATACAGCCATCTTAGCATTCTCCATTTCCTCGATTGAAATATCTACTTGAATCTCGTTATTCTTCATCATTTCAATTATAGCTACTTTATATGCTGAGATTTGTGCTTTCATTGATGGCCAAATGTATTGAGATGACTTCCAATCCACAATCCAAATCTCTCCATTTATCCTAGCTACTGCATCTACTGTTCCTGCGAAGTCATACTCTTCTGAAGTCAATGTAACCTCACTTAATATAAACTCCGGTTCATCAGCTTCACACCATTTAATAAATGAATTTACTGCACTGTACTCATCTGGTTCTAAGTCTGTAGATTTTTCATCTGAACGATTTTCAAATTCAGTATCCATTTTTACAACCTCACCATCAATAAGTTTCTCTATTGCTTTATGAATCTTTGTTCCTCTGTCTCCAGCCTCAGTTTTAATAGCCTCTGCTTCATCCCATCCTTTTGAAGCTAACCATTTATAGAACTCTACTCCCTTGTAGACATAACTTGTGATCCAAGTTACAGATGGTATAAATTTGAAATAAGGTAATCCAGTTGCATCATGCATAGCGCTTATTGTATACCATCTTTCATCTGTTGTAGTGATTTGATAGACTCCTCTTTTCTTATCTACTTCTATAATTTCCTTTTTCATGTTGTTGTTTTTATACTCTTATTAACTTCTATTTCCGATTATCCTCACTAAGTCCCCCTTTTTGTAAGTCATAATTTTATTTTAAATATTTAAAAATTTAATATAGGACTCATTAGTAAAAGCTCCCCACCTTCCAAAATTATCACCACTTCTTTCATAAATCCCTCCTGCAACTGCTAAATTCTTATCTGGATCCTTTGCGGCTTTAATACACTTACTATATAAATCCTCATCAATAACAACTGCAGTATAATCCTTCCCTTGAAATGCTTCATGACATTTTAATCCATCTACTTCATGTACTGTTATATTAATCTGAGTTAATCCAATTGAGAAAGGTCTTCCATCTTTTAATTTATCTGTGGTGGATTCTGCCTCTGGATCAAGTCCGCTCTCTGCTTTGAATATTGCTATTGCTGTCTCTGATTCTTCTGGAAACACTTCTGTTATTTTTTCTTCAATAGATTTCTCTGGTGCATCTTCCTTAATTCCTCTGTCGCTTTCTCTATCTTGTCCGTTATCAATAACAGTTCTATTATCACTTGTTCGAATGAAGTTTGTAATTGTAAGGGTTTTCGTTTTTGTTTCATATAATTCTTTTGCTATATTACCTGCTTCTATACTCATATTGATTGTGAAGTGCATGATTACTATCATAGTTACACCAACGCATATATTTTTTATTGATGGTGTACTCTTTCTAATAAACCACTTCCACATTCTCTTTAACTTTTTTCCTAACCACCCAAAACATGTGTTTAGAATTTTTCGCATTTTTGTTTTTATTTATTACTTCTCTATTACTCTAAATCCTTTATGATATTTTTTACCTGGAAGCCTTTCGATAAATCCATCCTTCTCTAGATCTTCCAGTGCTTGTGCGATTCTTGCTACTGTAACTAAGGGTCTAACTCTCCCTGCTATAAATCCCATACTAGGACTTCCACCCCAATCTGCAATAAACTTTGCTGAAAGAATAAGGATATTCTGTTTTAATTCACTCAAATCTTTAAATTCTTTACTCATAATTCTTTATTAATTACTAAATACTATCGCCAATACGTATGCTACCACTATTACTAATACTGCTGTAGGTAATATCCATGAAGGCGCTCCTATTCCCATTGCCATTGTATTCCAAAACCAGAATAGAAATATGCCTGCGAATAAGAATACTAATACTGTTATGACTTTTAATGTTGATTCCATTGTTTTATTATTTAGATAGTAATTCATCAGCTTTCTCTTGTGTTATTTTTCCAGCATAAGCTAAGCAAGCTATCTCTTCTCTTTCATCAAAGTAATCATTAAAGTCCATTTCATATATTTCTTCTTCACTATATCCTAAGACATCTACTAAATAATTTTCCTTGTCTTTGTTTGTGAGTTTTGTCATCTTGTTTTAATCTTAATATTAATCTTTTTACTGAGGAGGAAGAAGCCAATTCTCTTCCATCCCCCTCAGTAGCACACCTTCTTAAGTTATTATGGAATTCGATTAAATCGCAATTCACTTTAATTAACTTATACTATAATTATATAGCATCTACAAAATAAGTCAACCGTTCCATGATCTTATTTTCATGCTCTAATATTAAAACAGGAATAATCCTTCAAATGGCTCTGATACTTCTTTTTTACCTACATAAACAGACAAGTTTCTTACTGCTCTTTCTCCGTCGTTTACAAATTCTTCTACTGCTACTGTGTTAATATCTCTTGGGTGTCCTACATAACCAGGGAAGAAAACTCTTGTGTCCTCTGGGTGCTTACTCAACTCTTCTATTAATTCCTTTACGTTCATTTATTTAATTTAATATTTATATCTTCTATAGCTTAGTGTTTATAATCTTTAAAATAATATTATTTCTTGTTCTTATTATTTCTTGATTTATTTCAAAAGCCTTTTCAATTTCTTCAAGTTTGTAAAACTCCTCTTTAATTACCTCCTCAATCTTATTCTTCCAATATTGGTCACGTTGTTCTAGTTGTTCTTGGATGAAGTCTAAAATTTCGTTAGAAGTTTCCACTCCTTTGTCATTAAATATTCTGAAGTTTTTAGTAACCTCATTAAATTCTTTCCCCCAGTTTTCTATATCTTTGTTATTCATGGTAGAAGCAAATGTCCTTCCCTCTGTTGCTTTTATGTATTCTTCTTTGTTATTCATTTGTTTTGCTCCAAGTTTATAAGCCTCCCTAATTTCTTTAGTATTAAAATCTAGTGGCTTTTTTAATATATCTTTGTTATTCATTTGTTGTTTAATTAATTATATTTCTTATTTTACTTATTTTTTTGCCTTCTTCCATTAATTCAAATTCCTCTTTCCTAATCTCCCAAGCAAAATGCTCTTTCCCTTCTTTAGTTAATTTTTTTATTATTACATCTATATGCTCGATAAAAGACCTTTGTCTTTCTTCTAGTCTATCTAATCTTTCTTCTAGTCTATCTAATCTTTTTTCTAAGTCTTCTATTTTTTTCTTTCCAAACATTGTTGTTTATTTAATTGGTTAAGTCTTCATAAATTATTTCAACAACATATCTTCCATTGAATTCTTTATTGCCCTTTCTATACCAGTCAACTAATGCTAACTCCCCATTCTTAGTAAACTTTTCTATTGTTCCGTTATAATCACTATCCTCCCATCCTCGACCTTCTACTAATATTTGTTTTATTGTTCTATTCTTCTATGGTTAGACAAGGTTAGGTCATCCATTATAAGGCTAAAATTAAAAAAGCAATTTGTTTGTTTTCTTTATTTAGACTTATAATACATGTTTAATACAATAAAATCTTGAGAATCCCATCTCTCTACATTCATTCCATTGTAGATATGACCATCCAAAAGAAAGAGCTATTACTGCTACTATAAATACTGCTGCTACTATTGCTTTCATTTGTTTTGTTTAATAAAAAAACACTTACGAGAACAAGCATGGGGAAATTCCTTTCGGATAACTTTTGGAGAAACTCCTTCGAGAATCCCCACACGCTTGCACTTATAAGTGCTTAGGTTCCAAAAGTTATCTATTTAGTTTTCAATCTTACTGTCTAGTATACTCCTATCAAATCGATTTGTCAAGCCCCTAATCCATACCATGACATTCTTCAAAGAAATCATCTTCTCTTATCTCATCAATAAAATCTCTAACTTCAGGATGATCGTCTCTTATAATTGATAGTTTGTAGTATAGTTGTTGTTTAGTCATCTTATTTGTTAATTTATTATCTAAAAACTAGGTTAACAAGTAGGATCCAAACCTACACCTTACCATTTATTATATTGGAATTGAACCAATGGGCGGAGCTTATCCCGACCATACCATTAGGTCATTGTTAACCTAGTTTTTAGAGAAACAATAATTTAATAGCTCCTAACACTAGAATAATAGGCAGTACAAGTAGCAAACAAAACAAAACAAAACACCAACGCCTGTCAATACTAAAAAAAATCTAATTTCTTCCATCTTATTTGTTTATTAATTATCTAAAAGAGAGAGGCAAGGATTTGACGAGAGGCGTGTTTCCACAAATAATGCCTTTGGTTGTTTTACTCGTATATTACCTTGCAATTATAATTGGCATACGCCACTCTCTCTTTTAAATAACTATCTAAAAGAGAGAGGCAAGGATTTGCACCTTGCTTATCAGTGTGCACTTTTCTAGCTCCTATACGGTTTCAGATCCACTCTCTCTTTTAAATAACTATTCCCTATAAGGGACTGGTGGCTTTTACACCACCAGAATACGTTACTTGTTTACAGCTTCAATTACTGCAATTAAATCAAATTCTTCTACTTCTTGTTTGTAAACCTCATTTTCGTTAGTTTTGGTCATTTTTCTTTCTACGTCAGCATAGTAATGCTCTTTACCGTCGTTAGTTTTATAAGGGGCTACTTTTTCCCATGACATTTCTTTTTTAGTTACTTCCGTAATTTCCTGTACTGTTATTCTATACATACTTATATATTAATTATTAATATTCTTATTATACATCATGTATAAAATAAATCAACCGTTGTATAATATTACATTCATGTTCTAGTATTTATTCGAAGACTTTTTTTTGTAAAATTAGATTGTACCTTAATATAAGAGAATACTGAGATTAAATGATTGTGATATTGATGTTTATATTTATATTCTATCTTGAAGATTAAATAGAATGTAGTCTTAAAAAAAAGCAAAATTCAATTTTTTAAAACGATGTTAGTGTTTGTTTTGTTTAGTAAAATGGAGTGAGTGTTTAACTTATCTTCAAGACATGCAGATTAAGGTCCAGGTTGTTCTCACAGAGCCTGGAATTTGACTACATACCTTGTTAACTGGTACCTACAGACAAATAAGCTACTCATTTAGATCTTCTCAGAGTCTTTCTGTTTTTAGTCGGAATCCCTGATTAAGCGACGTATTCTACGTTTTCATGGACTAAAAAACCAAACAAATAAATGTTTGGTTAATTAGATTATTGGTTCTTTTCAATACACAAATGTATGAATTGATTTCTCCTATGTTTTTGAAAACTATTTTCATCAACTTGTTGTTAAAAATAACCTAATAATATTAATATAATATATCAATAATAAATAAAAAGCAACCTTTAGTCAACTAGTAACTCTTCATAACCTCTTCATAACTTTTTTAAGAGTCTTGAATCTTATTGTTTATACAATACTTATAGCATCTTTTAATGAAAGCATCAACCCTTAAAAAGGTTGCTTTTTTTTGAAAAGTGCTATATAATTATAAGTATAAAAAACAACCCTCTCAATTCGTTTCTTTAGCAATCCTAAAGTTTTAGAGGGTTGAAAAGACTAATACAAACATGAATATAAAGACAAATTTAACTTTGTTATTTTTTAATATGAAAAAGGAAAAGAAAAAAAAGAAAGTGGATGAAACCTCGAAAAATAATTCGAGCTGGGGTGGTCCTAGAAAAGGAGCTGGAAGACCGGAAGGACAAGAGAATGAGGCTACTAAAGATAAGAGAATTGTTCAGGAAGAGATAAAACAACGTGTTTTAAGAAGCTCTGATTCTTTGATTACGTCTCAAATGACGTTAGCTAAAGGTATTCAGATGCTTTATAGGATTGATGAAGACGATGAAGGAAAGAAATCTAAGCCTATTTTAATTGAGTCCCAAGAAGAGATAGAATCGTATTTAGCGGGAGAGTATGAAGGAACTAGTGATTATTACTTTATAACAACAGAGAGACCTGATAATAAAGCATTAGATAGTTTACTTGATAGAACATTCGGCAAAGCCAGGCAGAATATTGGTATTGACGGAGGAGAGGATGGATCAGCAGTTAAAGTAAGAAACTTAGAAAGTGAACTAAAAGATTGGGCTAAATAAGAAATTATATGCACACAGTTGAATTAAAGAATCGCACATTAAAATATACCGACGAACAGTACGAGACGTTTAAGCGAATAGAAGTTCTTTTTAAAAATGAAAAAGGTGAGAAGTTACAATTGACACGAACTCAGTGTGAGATCTTTAATGATATATGGAAGCGAAAGCATCCCAGCGTTCATCTAATGGCCCATACGCGCTTTGGTAAGTCTATGACAGTAGCCTTAGCGGTCTTATTAAGAGCTTCTACATTTCCAGAGAAATGGTCTATTATAGCACCGAGCAAAGAGAAAGCGAGAATCATTATGGATTATATCTTACAGCACGCCTTCGATAATGATTACTTCAAGTCTAAGCTTATAATAGATAAAGGAGAATCAATAGAGTCCCTTAGAAGAAAGAGAACAAAGGATCGTGTTAATTTTAAACACTCTGATGGAACATTAGGAGAGATATTCATTATTGGAGTTGATTCAGGTAATAAGATTAAGGCTGGTGAAGCTGTTATGGGATTTGGAGCTCCTAATGTTGTATTAGATGAAGCTGCTTTAGTTGACGATGAAATGGAAGGTAAGATTTTTCGTATGCTAGCTGATAATGCTGATGATTACTTTTATTTGAAGATTGGTAACCCTTTTACTAGAGGTCATTTCTTAGCAGACACAAGAGATAGTAGCGTCTTTTGTAGGAATATTGATTGCTCTATTGGTCTTATAGAAGGAAGATTAACTGAAGAGTATTTATCTATTGCAAAGACTAAGCCTAACTTCGACATTCTTTTTGAGAATAAGTTTCCTGCGGCTGATATGGTTGATCAAGATGGTTGGAGTCCATTAATAACAGATGATGAATTAGAAGAAGCATTTGTTGATGAGAATATTCCAATGTTTGGAACAAGAAGATTAGGAGTTGATGTAGCTCAAGGAGGTGCTAACTTTAATAGTTTTGTAGTTAGATCGGAAAATTTCGCTGCTATTGCTAGAAAGGATCATGAGAAGAATTTAATGATAACGGTTGGGAATACTATTCAGATATGTAATAAGTTAAGTATAGATAAGAAAGAAGTTTTCATAGATGCTATCGGAGTCGGAAGTGGTGTAGTTGATAGATTCATTGAGCAGAAGATTCCTGTTAAAGGGATTAAAGTAAGCTCATCACCATTAGATAAAGTTAACTTCTATAATTTAAGAGCTGAGTCTTATTGGAGAGTGAGAGATTGGATTAAAGCTGGAGGTAAACTAAAGAGACATCCTGATTGGTATCAATTGACTCAGATTAAGTTTAAAGTTAAGGATAGCTCAGGAACAATGATCATAATGAGTAAAGATGAGATGAGAAAGAAGGGCATAGATAGTCCTGATGTTGCAGATAGTTTAATGTTAACATTTGCATTTCCTAAGTCTCATGCAGCGCAAGCTCAAATGAAAAGAAGGATAAGTAAGAAGAGAGATTCAGATGATAGTGAGGGTGGGTATAATTTAAATATGGGGGGGTATTAAATTGTAATAAAAAAACTATGTATGGAAAACAGGAGAGAGCAATAAGAAGTGGAGTAGAGTATAGAGAAGATGAAAAAATAGAACAAGAAGGTAAATATGAAGGAGAAGTTGCAAAGACGTCGTCACCTACAATACCGGAAATAGAAAAGGAGTTAAGTATGCAGTCTGAAGCGGCTGAGAAGCTTTTTCATGTAATTAGTTTACTCGCAGAAAAACTCGGACCTGTGTTATCGCTAGAGAATCCAGAAAAATGTTCCGATGCAGAGAGCCAAGATTTGACACCAATCGGACGTTTGATAAGAGGAAATTCTGATAAGGTAAACGATTCAATTAAAACTATACAAGACTTAATTGAAAGAGTGGAGGTATAACTTATAACAAGATTACATGAAAAAGATCAAAGCTAATCATGTTTATATATGGGAAGAAGGAAGTGCTATTCTAGGTTATTGTAAGATATCAATTAATGGAATAAAGGATGAATTTGGTGCTGGTTATGAGATAGCTGATAGGAAAGGCAAGAAAGTTAAACATGGACTAGCTAAGAATAGAGCGATAAGACAAGTTAAGATACAGTTCGCTAATTCAATGGATGCTATTAGAATATATGGAAAGAAAGTTTTAGATAAAGAAGGGAATATCGATCAACAAGAGTTCCTTAAGTATGAGAGAGCTCTAGAGAGAACAAAGGCTAAGTCAGGAATAGTAGACTTAGAAGAAAGAGAAGACTTCACAAAGTTAAAAGATTTGAAGGTCAAGATGATAACAGAAGAAGACTCTATTAAACTAGGAATATCAAATGAATAAAGAAATAGAACAACTAGATAAGCCAAAGAATAAATATAATCCATCTATTAAGGATATGCAACTCGTAAGAAGGATTTACGAGGAGTTTGAATTGATGAGAGATGTAACCAATAAGCCTTATCATTACTTTAATGATCGTACTCTTACTCAATTCGTAGATGATTCAGAGAAAAGGTTTAATAGTTATGTTCCTAGTCGAAAGAGTCAATCTAAAGAGAAATGGCAAGCTAACTTCTTTCATCCGGTTACAAGGAATAAGACGATGGCAATATTGGCTTCTGTGGCTCTTGATGTTCCTCCAATGAGAATCACAGCCGTTAATGAAAAGAATGAAACGAATATGAAGGTCGCTGGAGTGGTTTCGGATCTTGTTAAGGCTAGTTATGATAATCAAAACAAAGAAGAAGAGAATTTCTATGAGACTTTAGATGCTGCGATAAAGGGAACAGTGATTGATTATGATGGTTATTTGAAAACTAAAGTTACAAGAAAGGAAGTAACATCATTTGATGTAGTTACAGGAGAAGTAGAATTTGAAGAAAAGAAGATAACTATTGACAAAGGATGTAAAAGTTTTATTGTTCCTCTTGAAAACTTTTTCGTTTACAGTGCTTACGTCAGAGATATTCAAGATCAACCAGCTGTTATCTGGGTTCAATACATGTCAAAGAGAGACTTTGCTTATGAGTTTAGTAACTATCCTAACTATAAACATGTTAGAACTGGCAATGAATTAGTCGAGAAAGATATGGACGAGAGATATTTCTTTGAGGATTGGAATGTTAGAACAAAGGAAAGACCTATTGAAGTGATTCGTTATTTCAATAAGATTAGTGATGAAAATGTTATTGTTGCTAATGGTATCAATATGCTTGATGCTCCTATGATGCTTGGTAAAGAAGAGAAGTATTATCCATTCTCTAAAGGTGGATATGCTCCATTTTCAGGTGATTTCTTTTGGATGAATTCATTGCCTAACGCGTTGATGGGTGAGCAGGATATCATCAATTCATTTTATAATATGACAGCTGATAAGACATATAAGAGTCTTGTTACTAACTTGTTAATAGGAAATATAAATAAGGATGACTTTGATCTCGAAGATGAGATGATTACATTGGATACAAAGGTTTATGTTCAGGATATTAATCAGGTCAAAGAGATGCCTAATTCAGGAACAACTCAATCGGAGTTTAATATGATCAAGCTTATTAGTCAGGGATTAGATTTAAGTTCAGTTGATTCAGCACAGCAAGGAGTACAAGGAACAGGAGTTACTGCAAGAGAAGTTGTTATTGCCAATGAGAAAGCTAGAGAGTTGAAAGGAATATTCTTCTTGTTTATTACTGGTTTTTGGATGCAGAAGATTAAACTTAGAGCTCTTAATATTCTAACTTACTATCCTCCTAGTAGAATCAATGCGGTTGTTGGTAAAGAAAAAGGAGAGCAATTCAGAAAGTTTCTTGTAGAGAATGTTGATTTAGCAAATGGACAGAAAGGAACAAGAGGTATTATTATTGCAAAAGATAAAGAATCTCTTCCAGTCCAATCTGATATCGATAAGAATGTCACAGAATTCAAAGCTGTTAATCCTGATGTAAACTATGAAGAGATAGCAGTTACCGCTGAATACTTAAAGGGATGGGAGTATAAGATTAAGATTGTTTCTGAAGATATGTATCAAAAGAATGGCTCTTATTCAGTTAGTAAGAATGAAGATAAACTAAGAACTCTAGGAACTGCCTTCCCTGAATTCTTCCAGAAGAATGAAGAGAAGTTAATCAGAGATACAATTGTTTCATTCAATGAAGACGTCGATGATTATGATTTATCAAGTGATCAAGCAGAACAAGAAGCATTACCTGCTGATGCTGCTCCTGGAGGAGCTCAACTTGAAGCTCCTGTAGAAGGACAAGAGTCAGAAGAACAATCACAACTTAATTTACCAGTAGCACCAACACAATAATGAGAAATTTAATTATAAAGTTATTAGCGAGAATATTAAAGCTAAACCTATCTGAAAACCTAGGAGTTGTTGATAAGGGAGTATTAAGCAAATGGCTATATGTTTCTTATAAGGATAATGGATGGAAACAGTATTATACCTTAAGAAAGAAGAGTCTATTGCAATTACTAAGCCTTGGGATGGAGAATGATAAAGAATATTGGCAGACAGTTGGTAGAATAAAAGAATTGCAGGCATTGAGTACGAACATCAATCATGAATTGAAAAGAAAAGAAAAAGCTATTAAAAAAGAAGAATCAGAAAAGGAGAAATAGATAGTGAAGAGGATTGAGTATATTACCTAACTACTCAATCTGAATTCGCTCTTTATAAGAAGGGTATTAATTTTTAACATATTGGACGGAGGACAACCGTCTTAAAATAAGATGTCTTTAAACATATGGAAATTAAAAAAGACGAAAATGGTGAAGTTATCGAGCCAACAACTGAAGAGTTAAAGGCAGAATTGAGCAAAATAGAATCAGAGAAGGCTCAAATCGAAGTTGATAAAGCTAAAGCTGAGGAAGAGAAAGAGAATTACAAAAAAGGACTGCTTGAGCGAGAAGCTAAACTCAAGGAGATCAAAGGTAATGAGAAAGCTCTTGGAGATCAGGATACTGATGACGATGCAGATGCTGATAAAAATGAGAACAAATCCAATTGGGATGAAGATTCTCTTAGATTTCAAGAGGAAACTCTTAGTAAGACTCAGAAAGCTGCAGAAGAAGCTGCTAATAAAGCTATTGAAACTAAGAACGAGAAGCAAGCCATCGCAGATTTTAGGGAAGCTAATCCTGAAATAACTGACGAAAAGTGGGAGAAGATCGCTTTAAACTACAATCCTAAGAATGGTAAAGACAGTCCTAGAGCTATTATAAGGGATTTAGAGAGAGCAGAAGTATTGCGCAAGTTTGATGCTGGTGAGAAGATTGATCCAGCTGAAATGAGAAAGACGGAAGCTCAAGAAAATATACGTGATTTATCTTCAAACGCTGGAGCAGGTAATTCAGGTAAGTATGAAGGGGACAATGGAGAAGAGGTATCCGAAGGACAGCTAAGTATAGCGACTAGAATGAGAGTTGATAAAGAAGCTCTTGAAAAAGAAGATGATAGCTTGTCTGCTGAGATATCCATCTCATAATTAATTAAAAAGGAAAAAAATGATTTCACCTTACAAAGGAAAGTACCATGTTGAATGGTACAAAAAGGTTGTATCAACTGAATTTGCGTTCAATGATCTTGTATACGTTGATGCTAATGGTTATCTAACACCAGCAGTTGATGGAGCTCTTATTAAACCTCTTGGACTTCTACAGATTGCAATTGCTGCTACAGATGCAGACTATGCTGTAGCTACTTTAGTTCCAGTTTTAGTTCCAAGTGATGATAGCGCCAAGTTTCTTTGCGATTTAGGAACAGGTACAGCCGCACAAACTGATATCGGTGAGCACATTGATATCGATGACGCTAGCACAGTTGACGTTACTGCATCTACTTACGACGTTTTCTTCGTGACTGATGTTATTTCAGATGACCAAGTTGTTGCTACGTTGAATGTCAAGGGTGGTGCTGCTGCTTAATAGGGATTTAATAAATAAAAGTTAAAAACGATGATTACAACTTCACAATTTAACGATTTGGTAAAAAATGCCAAAGTTAAATGGCGAGAAGGATATGACATGGTTGGAGCTGTCGCAAGAGAGCTTTACGATGTCTACACTGTGACTGATATGACATCTGAGCACTCTCAGATCGATGGTCCAGGATTCGCTAAAAGAAAGACGCAAGGAGATAGATATACTA